CTAGCGAAGGCCATCTTGCAGCAACGCGCTGAGTATTTCCGCTGCCAGTTGCGGCACGACGGCACTGCCGAAACCGCGCCAAAGAGCTGCGCGATTTACCTCGCGTGTCGCGTTTGGCGTGTCGGTGTCGCCGGACCGCACGCGCACCATTCCGCCGGGTAGCCCATCAGCCAACCAGCGAATTCCGGGTTTGGCAGGGCGCCGCTTGCCGTCGGCGCATTCAATAAGAATGGCTCCGGTCCAAAACTCCGCTGGTGCTTGGTGCGGCGCAGCAGACCTTGCAAGAGAAGTTCGCCCTTGCGGTTTCCTGAGCGTGACGTCACCTCTTGCGCCTGTGGCGTTGGCCAAAGCGCAGGCTCCGTCTTGGGGGACAGCGACCCACCATAGGCGTTGGCGCCGGTGCGGCGCCCCGACGGCGACAGACGGTATATCAACCGCCCGGCAGGCGTAAGATGCAGCTTCCATGTCAGAGGCAACTTCGTCGAACCAGGCATATCCCAGCGCGCTCGAAGTCTGTTCACCCACGAGGCAAGCGGGTCTGTTGGCCGAGACAAGACGAGCGACATGCGGCCAGAGGTGCCGTGGGTCTTCGCAGCCGCGTTTTTGCCCTGCTGAAGAGAATGGCTGACAGGGACAACTGACTGTCCACAACTGGGTCTCTCGTGGCCACCTGGCAAGGCTGGCGGCATAAGCCCAACCGCCAATCCCGGCGAAGAAATGCACATGCTGATACCCCCGGAGATCTGACGGCTGTACGTCAACGATGCTTCGTTCATCAATTTCGCCGGAAGGGATAAGATGCCACCGCATGAGAGTGTGCAGCCACTCGACGGCGCCTTTGTCGTTTTCATTATAGTATACCGATACAGGGCTATGGCCCATTAGAGCGTGCCGATTCCCTATAGATCATTTCGTTCTAATCGCTTTGAGATGCCATCTAAGCGCTCTCCGGTCAGCTTGATCTGAGCCTCAAGACCTCTCCAATCACCCAATTTCTCCACAAGATAGTCAAGCTTGGTTTCGATTTTCATCAGTATGCCATTCATCCGCGCCTCCAAAGAAGCCATCTCTTCACGCCGCACCGATTCGCGTTTTAGCCGGTCTAGGTCTGCATCAATTTTTTTGGTCACGGCCGTGACGTTCCCTATCATCGCGTTGCGTGATCGCATTTCCGTTTCCGCCATCTTCGTGATGCGGGCTTCACCCTCGTTGCGAGCGATTCTAAGCTGTTCGCCCATTTCTGTGCGGATGGCTTCTGTCCCTGATGCGACAAAGCGAAAGAAAGCGAAAAATACGCCGAGGATTGTTGTACCCACACCTAATATCGTCGCCCAACTCGTCACATCCATCCCAAATTTCCCTCTGCTTCTGTCACGGAAAAAGTCAGGATCGATCTGCGACCAAGCGTTTGCCCCAATGGTTCACCACTCAATGATGATCTGCCCTGGAGAACCATTTCCACCATTTCCAGAGGCAATGCCTCCAGACCCTCCGGCCCCTGGGGCGTTTGCTGTGAGCCCGGAGATATTTGTAGAACCGTCGCCCGCCGCACTCAGCGCCCCACATCCGCCGTTTACGCCGCCGCCCTGGCCGCTGATCAATGTGCTGCCTGCCACGATGCCATTTTGACCACCTAGCCCGTCTGTCACATTGGCTCCCCCGACGACGGCGCTACCCAATGCCCAACTTCCTGGGTATATCGATCCGAGCCCGACGCCACTAGCAGAACCCGCACCACCACCACCACCGCCGCCGGCCGTGGCAAGCGTGCCCAAAGCTGTATCACCGCCTCTGCCTGAGTTGGCAGAGACCACACCTCCGCTACCGACCGTCACACTCAGAACGCTTCCTGGAGACACCTGAAAATATCCCTCAACATAAGCGCCCCCTGCACCACCCCCACCAACATGCCCCGCGCCACCACCATTGCCGCCGGCGCCACCGCCGCCCCAGAGCCGCACCTTCAGCAAACTAACCTGGCTGGGCACGGTCCAGCTTCCGCTGCTGGTAAACACAGCCATACGTGACACACCCGGCGCCAGTTGCGGCAGCTTAAAGGCAAGAAACGGTGCGCCTGGATAGGTGGCGATGTTAGACTGGGTGACTTGGGTCTGGCCTGACGAAATTGTCACCACGTAGAGGCCGACATAACCCGAATCTGGAGAAGGTGTCCCTTGCGCCCCCGCCGCCGCCGCAGACCCGGCGACTGCTACCAAATTGACACGCTGGATGCGCTGGGAATTCGTCGCCGCCCCAGTATTATTTGGTCCGGTAAAAGGTTGCGATGGGTTTGCCGCATTGACGAATGGCAGCACTACGGGAGACGCGTCAGACTCAGAGAAATTTGCTTCAATCAGATAGTTCACGGCCTGACCCGGGAGAGACGGCCCGGCGAGATCGAGTGTTGTTGCGCTGATATTGATGCCCATTTTGACCAGGGCATCAGACGTATCCGCAGCCAATGAGCCATAATTCGTCGCGTCGACAGTCGACAACTGCGTGATGCTGCCGCCGCCAACGGACACCGCCAAACCGCTCGCTGGAGTACACACCAGACCATCCACGACTGTGCCAGTGCCCAATGTCGCCTGTATCAAAAAGCCCAGGGCAAGCATCGTATTGCGGTTAGGATTGAGAATGTCGATGTCTTGCGGAATGCTGCCGGGGTAGACGATGTTACGGTCCATGTGCCCTCAACTGGTGATTTCTGTCCATGCCGTTACGCCAGCAGGAATGATGCTCGATATCTCTTGATAAATTTCAGCATCTGACACGTTGCTGCTCGCCGGGTCGGGAACCATAACGAAACATTGGGCAACCATGGCGAGAGAACCGTAATATCCAATGGTATTGTAGCCCAGACCACCGTACCCGTAAGCACCGCAATCACCTGGGCGCCAAGGGTCAATGACGGTCGGAGTTTCTCCAGTTAAGTCGGTGACAGCGACAATCAACGACGGACGAGTAGCCGCAGGCCGTAACAGGTTTGCCCTTATCCGCGCGGAAAACGCGCTATCTGTCTCTCCTGTCAACCGCAGAAGCGCCCTTGCAAAAAAATCGTATGAAATGAGGTCGAGCCACCCGCCAGTTGCGGTGGAGATACGCGTTTGCAATTTGGTGAAGCCGACCAGCCCGTAGATCAATGATAAGACATAGGCAGGCCCTTGCAAAATGGCGCCGAGCACGGGCGTGGCGCCGGACGGAAACCAGGCGGGCGGCAAGACGGCATAAAGCCGCTGTGTTATATCTGCTTGATCACCGGTTGCCATCTAATTCACCGTTACTGTACCAGCACGTATGATCTGTTGCGGCGAAGCCGCTAGGTCATTCGTCGCACCATTGAGCAGGAGATTAGATACATTGGATATCCCCGGACCTGTATCAAAGGCGATCTGCGCAAGCCTACTGTATGACAGCCCTTCTCCCACCGTCAGAGCATTGAGATAGGCCAAGATCGCCGCCTGAACTGCTGCCGCTAATGTACTGCGGCTATATCCAGATGCAACCGACAAGGTTAGCGATACCGACGCACTTATACTCACCGGCCCGAGCACACCAAAGCGTATGCCCGCTCCAACGGTCGCTGCTACAGCGGCGGAAACGTTGGAAATAAGACTCGCCGAAGGATTTCCTGAGCCGTCATCAACAACTATATAGAGTGAACCGGGTGCGTAAGCACCCGAGTAATCATAATTCTCGGTGAGACTGTACGAGACCACTCCCGCCACCGTGGTAACGGCATAACCAACAGCCGCCGTTGTCGCCAGTGATCTCGTATTGATGTAATTTGCAAACCGCGCCCGGAGTGCCGCATCGGTCTCTGGCGCTATGCCGCCAGCCAGAGAGTTCGGATTTGCGACATAGTCCACACCCGATATCGGTGTTGAGAGAATAGAAACTGTGCCGGCCGCCACATTTCCGGCAGTTCCCGCTGTCGCTGCTTGAACCGTTACGTTTGCTGTCGCTGTTCCAATTGGTATCACATACTCATTGCTCGCGGCTACCCAGGCAGGTTGCGTCGTATCCGCAATAACACTGAATGTCTGGCTGCCGTCCCCCGTGGCGACTTGGGTGCCGACAGGGATTGTGGCTGCCTGTGATGACGTATACCGCCCAAATGTCACCTGCCCTGTCGCAGCAACAGCGGCAATGCGTGTGAGAGAGAAGTCGGCCATCCAAGTGTCAAGGTCGCTGCCATTACTGGTCGACGCGCGGGTCAGTGTGAGGACCTGCAGAATCAGGCCCTGCAACCAAAGCCCTAGCCACGCTGACCCTTCGGTCAAAGCGCGTAGAATCGAACCTATAGAGAAATCGAGCGGCGCCGTCGGTTCTGCTGCTGCCTGGATGGCTGCAACCTGACTTGTTACAAGCGCAGAAAACCCCTGGGTCTGCCCGGAGATCGTTTGACTCATCGTGCAACTTCCCCGTTATTTTTGTAGCTGAACGAATGCACTCATCGATTAATGTCGAAACTCAAAGTGACCGGCTCCGCCGTCACCGAATCCGTATAGGTCACTACAATAGAGACGCCGTTGACGATATTTGTTGTGGTGACGTTCGGGGGGGGGTCTTGAGCGACAGCTCGCTCCTGCAACATTTGCGAGAGTACGAGCGCTTGGAGTTCGGCCGCTATGGCCAAAGAGCCGACTTTAGCCGGCAGACCCGCACCATATGTTGGGTGTGCAAAGTAATCTCCTGGATTTGTCAGCAACCTTCGAAGGACACGCTGTTGGCCAGCTTGCGATCCGCTCGCAAGTTGTAGATCGGACGTTAGGCCAAATGATAGATCTTGCTGCCAAACTGCGTATAAGTCTGCCATTATGCTCCCTCGACATTTTGCGTCAACTGGCTTTGGCCCATCTCTTGAATGGGCGCGCCACTCGTCCCGCTCCCTGGTTGTACACCGGAATGGGTATGCTCGTTGAACAAAGCGACGAACGCATCATGTACTAGTTGATGGAATGTTGAGCCGGACTGACCGAGCTGGATGTTCCCTGATATGAGTTCTACCAATCCGCTTCCATGGAGTTTCAGAGCACAACCATTTTGGTGTTGAAGCCACATATCTCCAGAAGGGACCGAGAGTGGGGCGTCGACGCGGCTGAAGAGTTGATGTGAAACAAAACCCGTGTTGGTGTCGCCGTCATGATATGACACGACCACCTGCGCCCCAATCACAGGTGCCATGTGTAGACCCCAGCCATCTCCTGTCCAAGCAGACCCGACAGGAACCCAGCCAGACAGCTTATCTTCATCTTGGAACATAACTTTGACGGCATGCCGCGTTGGGTCATAGCTATCGACCAACCCTATACGGGGCCACCCCCGGCGGCGTAGCGCCCGCTCCACCTCTCGTTGTATCAGGTCGCGCATGCCCTCCATCATGAGTAAACCACCGTATGTGGGCTCGCGTTCTTCGCCATCACGCGCATTGAAAACCCCTTCGCCAGCGTACAGGTGAGAATCACCTGCGCGACAAAGTATATCTGATCAAAGTCTGTTCCCGTTCCACTCAACCGAATCAAAGAGCGGGGAGTCACCGTCAGATCGCCAGGGATATCAAACTCGATTCGCCGTTCATGAAGAACGAGTTCCTTAAGCTTCGCTTGCGCAAACTCTTCTGCCTGACTCTGCGAAAGACCGGTCTCACGAAAAATGTAAGTGGTTGGGGGGGGCGATCCGGTCTGCCCAACCTTACTCTTTTTTGCACGCTGTATTGCTGTAATGGGAACTTTCATCTCGTGGTTCCAAGAAATAACTTTAACGATCACGTCCCGCGCGAGGGTAAGATTGCGATGTAAGCTAAGACGCTGCACATTTGAAACGGGTAGGGTTCCGCTCGTTGAGCAAAATATTTCGAAAGGAGAATTTACGTTTGGGTCTGCCGCAGGCTGAAAATATAAAGTGCTTCCGCTAAAAAAAATATCAAACCCCTCTCGACCTGCAAGGTAGGTCATGAGGGTCCATTCACTGACTTCATTGGTTATAAATGCATGGTCAGTATCGTAATATTTTCCCGTTGGTGTCGTTGTTGCCGTAACTTGTGAGGTTAGACTATGACGCCCCGCTAATTTTGAAATAACTTGACTACTCGTCAGATTTTGAAACTTCTCTGCGGTCTTCGTTTCAATAAACTGAGCGGTATAATCGCGACCCCTAATTGTTACCGTTCCCGAAGCAAGATCCAAAGCAACTTCGTCAGCCTCTCCGATTATAACGCTCTTCGTGGAGCCTTGGTCTTGCGCTATCCTTAGATTTATTTGAACAATGTCGGCCTGAGCCCAAATCAATGTCGTGTCGCTGACAGCCACGAGAATCACAAAATGGTCGGCTGCATAGAAATTATTTTGATGAATGCTGGCTGAAATAATCTCGGTGACTTGTATACCATTAATGGTTAAAGCAATTCTCGGCTGCCGACTGGTTCCATTTAGTAGTTCGGGTTCAGGGACTAACAAGAATACCCCCATTGCCCGCATTTGCATCGACTGGCGGAATAATCAGGGTCGTAATTCCCCGCAGAAAGGGGTCATAGAGACCGTTCAGCACCGCGATCCGATTCCATTGCGTCGCGTCACCCAGTTGTTCCGCTGCGACACGAAACAGGTTGCCACCCACAACTATGATGGTCTTTGAACCACTCATTGCCCGACCGTCCCCAGGTTATCTCGCATACGTGACGTAATAGCGACCCCTTGCACGGCTGCTGCGAGTTGCTGACAGTTTGCCGTTTGACTCACCAGGCTTGTAACGAGATCAGCCGGATCACCCATTGCACCGACCCCGCCTGCAGCCCCAACCGGAAGAGTGCGGTCCAAGGAGGTTTGAAGACTCTGCAACTGCGTCCCGGTTGCCGCAACGGCGCTTGCCAGGGGCATGAGTTCCGAAGGAGTAGCATCCTGCAGCAAGCCAATCTGCGCTTGTGCGGTCGTTATACTCGAAAGCGAAACTGGCAGCACAACGCTACTATTTATTGCCGACGCCAGCAGAGAGAGGTCAGCGTTAAACACGTCATCTAACGTGTCTACAATAGAATCGAAGGCGTCCTGTGTCAGGTCTGACAGAACTTCCAGCACGATTTTGTAGGTAATCTCGTAGTAGCGTTCAAATTGCCACGTCAGTGACGCGACCAAGACCTGATAGCGATGGGTCCAGTAACTAAAAATGGCAGGCACCCCACTGCGGGCCAATGTCTCTAGCAGCCGAATTTCGACATCGGCCCCAGCTCCGCGGAGCCTGCCAGAAAACTGAATTTGGCCAGCGTCCCAACCCATCGCGTCAATAACACGCGCGCCACCAATCAGGCGATGCACTGCGAGACGCTGTCTTCCGCCGCCACTGATATGTTCGGGCACACCCCAACTGGAGAATACGTATCCACCAAGCGTTACCACCGTATCGACCATGTTCGTTACCGATCGCTACTTATTCTGAACCTGCAGCGCTCTGGCGCCTCAGGCATTACGACTCAACCGGGGTGTATGATCGGCGCCCGTCGAAGCCACCCGTGCCAGCAAGAGGGCCGTTCATCCAAGCAACCATTTTTTCGCTCACGACACGCGCGACCACTTCGCCATCAATATGCACGTTGGTGTGGATAACCAGCGGATTTGACATGTTCTCCCCGTCCGATGGGTCTTCAGACTGTGCGCCACTTCGGCGCTGGTTTTCGGATGAAGCCTGCGCTTCACGCACATTGTCTTGTGCCACGGTGGGGTATGGAAATGTCGGCGGCACCGCACTATCTCCCCAAGACGCCGTGGAGCCTATGACACCAATGGTAGCCGGGTCTGCTTGCATCTCGCCCGGTAGTATGAGGCTAGAGTTCATTCTTAGGTCTGGTCGAATACCGAACGACCCTGCCATATCTGCCGATGTCAGGGTTGATGGAGAAGCCAAGGGCACACTCCACGACGCAGTGTCTAACTGGCGACCTATTTGCCTATCTTCGCTTATAGCGTCAAAAACTGGGTTTGCAGTACTCGTCGCGAAGTCCATCCCACTGCGTTGTGCTGCAACACGCGGGAAATCCTGATTGAAGAATGCACCAAGTAAGTCGGGTAACGACGCAGAGGCAGGCTCATCTCGGCCAATACGTGCCGACGACGGAGAGTCTCCATGTTCAGCTACTGCACCCAAAGCCGGACTCTGAAATTCTCCGCGAGGATCAACGTGAACAGCGAATTCCGATTCTAGGGCTCCACTCTTTGCGAGCGAGTCGGTTGAGCCGGCTGTTTCTTGTGGGAAACTGACTGTATCCACGCGGGAGGCGGCTTCTCTCGCCAGCTCTGTAGCTTGAAGCATCATGTCACTCATCGATGGAGACATCGCGCCCAACATGTCTGTTGCCGCTGGCGTTATTCGATTGCCGTCTGAACCGGAGTCGCTCTGAAACAGAGTTCGAGCATTTTCGTCGTGAGCAGAGTCCTGAGCCTGCGGAGAGACGCCGAACGCATGTGTCATTGCAGGATAATCTAACAAGTTTGCAATCGACTGCAGCTTGCGTTGATCGTAGGGCGCCAAAGATGCAGTGGAAGACGACGACCCAACATGTTCGCCTTGTCCCGTAGGTCTTTCGCTGCTTGAGGGAAGCTGCGGTACGGAAAGCCGAGCAAGTGCTTCGGGCATCTCTGTCATTCGCTTTTCGAACGCCGCCATATCGCGATCAAGTGTCGATAGTTGCTGCCCGACCCCATTTAATGCCGTGCGTGCTGCATCCGTCTCCAGCGTCAGCGCGACCCCTAGTTCAAATGCTTCGATCAAGAGGACCTTCCCTCACCGGTCAACCCAGTGGTAAGGCTGTCAGCCAGATGCTCCCGCATGCGGGTGACCAGGTCGTCAGAAGAGCGTGCGGCAACCTGAGCCAAGATTGGCGCTCTCACACCCTTACCATGACCCAGTTCTAATTCGGTCGCCTGTTCAACCACATCCTCGCGGCCTTCGCCGCCTTTAAAGCCAATCAGGGCACGGTCGGTGACGCGGCTCTCGAAGCTGTCCTCAAGCGCCGAAAACAACCCCGCCATAGCCGGCCTCTCACGCGCCCGCGCCTGTAGCTCTTCAACCACAGCAGCTCCTAACCGCTGTGCGGCCTGCGCCAACGCTGCGTCTCGCGCTGCCTCAATTGTCTCGGCGGCTCTGGCGAACATCGCACTCAGTTCATGCACAGATTTCTTAGTCTTCATCACTCTTCCCCCAGCTGCGGGCGTTCCAATCAAACCTCAGTTTGGCTCTCACACCGACACCAAGTTCACCGAACACGACGCAAGCCGCCCACTGTTCCGCTGGATCCATCTCGAATGCTGTGTCATAGGGCACCCCGCAAGCCACTAGGTAGAGAGCGGCCCGAAATCCGGGGTGCCCAGCTAGTTTTTTGCGCGGGCCAGCACGCGAGCCTCACGTACCTCACTATTCGCCCGGTATCTTACAAGCAGCGCGCGCATGGCTTCGTCACCAATGCGATCAACCAGCGCCTCTACCTGCAGTTTGCTGCTTGGCATACGTACCGGCTCGCTATCGATATGTGTTACACAGCAAGCAACAGTGGCCCACAAAACCCACACAGGGTTAAGTCGTGTGTCGGCACCTAGACATTCCGAGAGGGACATTTCCTCTCTAACTTTCAGTGCCGGTTTTGAAGTTATCCGCCGACCGTCTTCCGTCTCAAGCACAAAATGTCCGGGGGCGAGTTCATTGGCCCCACCTGGGCGCTCACTTTCATGGATTTTTATTGTTGTCACTAGCTCACCTTCCGCCGACGGCTTGCGATACCCTCGATTTTCATTTTTACAAGGCTATCGCCGGATTTGCTGCCGGCGTCGGCAAGTTTGAGCGCCAGATTTTCGTAGCGGTATTGTGATGTCGAACCATCAACCTCAGAGATTGTTTCGGTCACCAAGACACCGACATAATTCAGGCCCGTAAAATATCCGTTTTCCACAGTAGCAAAATAGTCGTCTACAGCCGAAGAGCTGCGGTCAAGGCTGAAGCTAACCTCCCAGCCTTGTGGGATCTCTGCGAAATTGTTGCTTCCATCTATGCCAATGGATTGTAGCCGTTTGGTTTGTTGCCGTGACTGAAAAGCGGTGATCGAGGACCACGCCAAGATACCGCCATTCGTTGGATCGATAATGTCGAGAACGACATCACGACCCACACTCAGACTATTGATGGGCATGTGTGACCTCCTCCGCTAAGTTGATAGCGCCGGCGCAACGGCCTGGCGGGATATCTGAACGCTTTGGCCACCTTCAATCTCGGTTAGCATGTATTCAATGACACTTTGGTATTGAACTTGCACGTTGGCCTGTAGGTAACCAAGCGCAACCCGCGCTGGTGGGTTGTTGCTGTCATTAAGTACTATGCTGTAGGGTTGCGTTCCGTCAGCATTGCCGATAATGCCCTGCTGCCAGAGCGTATAAAAGAATTGATCGAGCAATGTAAACGCCTGCCGACGCGTTGTGGGGTTTTGCAAAAGCCCAACCACTTGACCCATCCACGCATTAATCGTCTTGGCAATAAAATTCGTCAACCGTGTATAGTTATCACCGTGAATGACTGCGCTGCTAGAGGCATTACGACCAATCACTGGAGCAAAATAGCTACCACCAGGGGCGGGATTTGCGATCACATCAATTCCGGCGGTCGCCAAAAGTGCCAGATCTGCCTGGGAATAGACTGAATTTGTGAAAGACTTTTGAGTGCCGACAATAGCCTGAACTTGCTTGTTTAAGCTCGATTGCTCCGGCGATAGATTGGCCAAAAGCCCTGCCGAAAAACTTGTCGGGCTAATAAGGCGAGTCTGACCATTGTTTGTTGTATCCAGCCAATAGATCCAGTCACCATAAAGAATTTTCATGGCATAGGTGTCGATACCACTTGACGCCTTGACATTTGTGGCATTTGAAATTGATTCCCCGGCCGGGCCGGAGTCGACCATATAGACACCCTCAGAGAGCGCAAACGCCACTTGTGTCGACCAACTTGTGTTGTCAGCGCAATCCACAAGCACGGCCACGGAGCAACCTGCATTGCGTAGTGCATACATGCCCGTTCGCGCGGGCCCGTCGGTGCCCAGCAACTGGCTTGTCCCGACGCCAGAGGCGCCATCGGTTCCACCGGACAGAGTTTGGTTGGCTGTCGCGGCATAGGTGGGTATGGCGGCGCCAGTGTTAGCCCCAAGCGTCGCCACCACAAGTTGTGACGGCCCCCGTGAACCAGAACCAGTATTAACGACACTGACAAGATTGTTCCAGAATGCCGCTCCGGTTCCGCTGATGTTATCAAAAATCTCCGGCGCCGAACCCGGCGATGTCAGGGTAAGACGCGTTGAGCCAGCGGCAGAGCCCGAACCCATAATGATGCCGATTGCGTTTCCATAACTGCCCGTATATTTTGAAGTGAGCAGTGCGCCGTAGCTGGGGGCGCTATAAGCCAGTGCATAGGTTGCTGCTGTATCACTTCCGTCGGTCACTCGAACACAGACGATGTCACTGCACCCTTGCTGCACGGCCACAGCCACAGCGGTGCCAATGTCGTAGCGACGCGCCCGTAGAGTGCCAAAATACGTGACGTATTCTGCGTATGTACCCACCGTTGTTGGCGACCCAACCGGCCCCCAAGCCGCAGTGCCAACAAGGCCCAAAATGCCTGTCGCGACACCGTTGATATAGGTGATCTGCGGTGGGACGATCGCTACATAGTTCCCGGGTACAGTGAGTGCCGCGGTGTTGGTCGTTCCTAGCGTAAATATCGTCATCCTTGCGTCTCCGGCTTGGCTTCAGCGGTCGGCTGCACGGGGGCCATTGGAGCGATCCGGAGCACGTGACCATGATGATCGCTTTGCAAGATGCGCTGAACCTCTGCAGGGTCAGTAATGAGGGCACCCTTGGCATAGTCGCCAAATGGATTATGGACGATGAGGTTATAATTACTCATCTTTTCTCCTACACGATGTTTAGAACATTGCCGTTTCGCCAAATCGCCCCAACGGGTAGGCCCGTGGCGACCGTGGGTAGGCCGGCAGCTATCAACGCGCCACCGCTACCAGGGGCCAGGGACAAAGTCGCGCCGAGTGGTGACGCAAGAGTCACTGCTCCGTTCTGCTGCGATTGTAACAGCGCAGCCGGATAAAACCCGGAAACCACCCAGATGCCACCACTTTCCGTCAGCTCGACTGCGGTTTCGCCAGACAGAGTTAGGTCACGCAGGGTAGAGTTAGCTTGGGTCATGAGTTGGCCGTTCTGGCGCAGGGTGACCCCTGCCACGGTCAACAATTGCAGACGACGATTTGCCTGTAGGGGGTTTCCCACAGTCACCGATGCCGCTGCACCCGAACCATCGCCGCTAATGACGCAATCTGTGCTTCCAGCAGTATATCCGGTGCCGTTATTAGTGACCCGAAACCCTATCACGCTCCCGTCATAGACCATGGCTGTTGCCTGGGCATCGCTACCGGGCCCTACAAAAGTGACATTGGCCGTTGTATAACCCGTTCCACCAGAGGTCACCGTGAGGTAGCTCACCTCGCCTGCTGACGTTGCGACACTTGCGGGCAAGAGACTATCAATCACTTCACCGCCGGACGGAACACGCACAGTGTCGAAGACATCTGGGACTTCTAGAATATTTTGAGGGCTTGGGTTTAGGTCAATGCGGGCAGTGCCATTCCACATATTACCGCGTAATGACGCACCTCCTGTTCGCAGGGCCAGTGCCTGGCTCGGCGCCACGTTGTCGTCATGAGGTAAGAAGCGATTTTCAACGATAGCTATACCTGTTCCACCATCAAGAACGGATATGCCGGTGCCGCCCGCTGACACAACAATGGTATTTCGTTCAATCGTTAAACCGGTGACTGGAACTGGAAATGGCACACCATTGCCATCTGCCTCAACGTCATAAATGGACATGCCAATGCCGCACTCACGGACCTTATTTCCGCTGACGGTGACAAACTGAGAACCCCCTGGATTGATCCCTATGCTGGCGCCGGTTACACTGTTATCGATAATGTCGCAATCGTAGCAACCGCCGCTGTCAATTCCGATATAGACACCAGGGACGTTCAGGTTGTTCTCACTGACCCTAGAATAGCGAGCCGTGATAACGAGGCCGCCCGCTGCAGACGTCATCTGCGTTATTTGATTGCCGCAAATTTCGAAGTAGTCTCCATAGGCTTGGATTCCATAAGACCCGCTTGCCCAAACGATGTTCTCTGCGATTGACACCGTTGTCGCAGATGGAAGCGAAAGCGTATAGCTTGGTGGGGTTGCTCCGCTTGGATTGAGCGTACCGACATTTATTCCATCGATCGCGTTGTTCCAGCATCGGTTTCCTTGAATGAGGACCGCCTGATTCAAGTTGGTGGTCGTTGGAGCACCGAACACTGACGCACCGATACCACTTCCACCGTTGCCAAATGACCGACAGCCTGTAATTGCTACACCGGTCGCCTGGAACACTCCGCACCCATCGGACGAGTTTCCAGAGAACTCACAGGCGTCAACCAGGTAAGTGGTGCCATTCCCGACCGTGCCACTTCCGATAATCGCAAGACCACGCCCCAACGAGCCGCTATTGTTACGAAATGCACATTTATTGAACTCCGCCAAAACAACGGGAGTGTCCACAAGAACATTCCATGTGTTCGCCTGAACCTGCGACCCATTCGCGTCAAATATCACACCGTCGACATTAACAATGGCGCACTCAAGGCCAATCCAGGCGCCAGTTGTTCCGCCCTCCATACGGAGCAAGCGTGAGACGCCAGCGTAACCGCTCAGAATAAAAAACGGCGCGCTTCCCGTTGTCCATGAACCATTGATGATATAGGTCTTGGGACCCAGTCGGAACGGTATGCCGCTTTGTACGGCTTTCGTAAATACCGCGGTGTCGTCATTGCCCATGCCGCAAGCGCCAAACCACTCGATAAACGGCGCATCGGCAAAGGCTGTCGAAAGACTACGCTGCGTGCCACCCGCAGCCAATGCGGCCGTCCAGGAGGAGACATCAGCACCTGCGCCAGCAGCCGCAAGCTGTTGCGCAAACTGTGCGAGCGGAATTGCAGTTGCACTCACAATTCTACCTCCGGGTCACCATACGCATCCACCAAAACCCCACCATCCTGCACAAGTACATTCAGATCAGAGGGCAGCGGTTCAGTCACCGCCCCGTCATCCGTTGCGATAAACACAGGACCTGGTCCGCCACCGATGGCGTGTGGGCTTATAACAGCTTCGACCACACCAATCGTCGTATCAACACGCGTTTGCGTGGTTGAGTACTCCGCTTGATAGAGCAGAGTTCTCGTGAATGTCAGGGCTTTTTGTGGGCGATCATCATAGCTCGTGCCTGAGTAACGCAGCATCGCGACGCTCCCGTCCTCTAACGCTAAGCGCGTGATCGTTGCAAGGACTGCGTCTACAGCGCCGCCAACGGCGTCCCTTATCGAGAAGCTGGGCGCATAGACTTTGACCATTAGAGCAGCGGTCTGTTGGCGTACTGGGCGGATGGACGTTCCGGTCGTGACTTCGCGTATCGTGATCTTGCGAGCATTCGGAATGCTCAGCACCTCAGCTTGCGACGCTACGGGCTTGTCGAGTGAAATCAGGCCTACGAGAGCTGATGCGACCGACGATAAAGTATCGCCAACCTGACATTGATAGGCATAAGGCTGGCCGTCGACAAGCAGCATAATTCCTTGGCCAGTCGTGACGGAGCCAGTGAATGTAACGCTATTCTGAGCGATTGTTGCTTTTAGTGTGCTGGGCTGGATAGACGTTGTCGACCAATCAAGCAAAAAGCGCGTCGTCGTTCGACCAAGGTCTGAGCGCTCATTCACGGTAACATTGACAATTCCAGCTCGTAAGTCTTCGTCCAACTGCTTCGCGAAAGGTGTCCCACGCATAATTTTCACGATCGGCCCGGCAGTCGATGCGAGGGGATGTGCTTGCGCGTCGAAAGCACCGTCAGGGTACAAAGCCGCCGCTACTAAAGCTGCCAATGCGTTCAAGACATCGGCGATATCCGCCATTAGGCTGCTTCCTGCGTGGCATCAATGCGCCAACCCATTGGGCTTAACTCGGCGCCGACCACCAAGTGGCGCAGGCCGGCTTGATCGGTAAGGATGTCCGAACCACGAATATCAATTCCAAACAGGTAAGGGAGCAAGATCTGCCAACCCGCCATGCCCACATCCCCTGGAAGGTCGACATCTCCCTGTCCGGATTTGCCAGCGATCAGAACTGAGCCGGGCCAGCCAGCAAACAGCGTCGTCTCGCTCGCAACGCTATCTCCACCTGGTGGACCCAAGCCCGCCTGCAGTGCATCTTCCGGGCGCGACAGCGACAGGACAGCGTTCGCACGTATTACGACGGGAGGGCGGAGCGGTTCAAGCGAGGCGACAAAGAACTGCCCCTCTGGACCAACGAGATAATCACCAACCTCTAGATTTGACGCGTTGGCGATCAGGTAAAATAAGCACCGCCCGACAAGCGCAGGTTTCGTCATCGTCAAGAGTGGGTCGGCATCGAATGCAGCATTAAACACGCTGGTGAAACCCGAACCATCAAGCGGCGCCATGGGATTATTTGCGCGAAATTGTGTGACGGCTTCGCCAACGATACGCGCTGCGATCCCGGCGCCGTAATTGCATTTAGCCTGAATGCTCTGCAGGTTCGCCATCAGACGATCACCCGAATCGTGCCTGCGGAAAAGCCCGGTCCGAATGGCACGCCGAGGAAAGTGCAGAGCCTCCGGCGCCAGTCATCGAACAATAACGTCCTGTCCTTCACCTCGTCAGCATTATGCGTCCAAACGGCTGCACGGTCTGTGTCTAAATTGCTGGCAGATGCAGGTACCCCGCTCTCAAGTAGACGAAGTGTCGTGAGGTAGTTTTGAACGACGGCCACTTCGCTTGCAGTGAGGTTGTTCATACGGAATTCAAGTAAACCGTAAGCTTGAAAGAACCGCCAACCTGTGAACCCACCGGGTTCGGCGCCAAATGCGGGGTACCCACAGAAACGCCTTGTGTCTACTCTATCCGCATCTGCCAACGGTGTCGCCGATCCACTCATCAGTTCCCCCACTTGTTCGTTGCGTATGTGATCAGCGCCGTGCTGTCCGCGCTGGTGATCGGCTGCGTGTAAACCAGAATCTCGTGTATCCAGCCGTCAAACGGGAAGTTGCAAGGGTTCGGCGAACCGTAAGCGCCGACGCCGGTGTCCAGCGAAGCTCCTATCATACTGTAGTTATACGACGATGTGAATTGCGAGGTCGGGATTGTGTAAGGACCATTTTCTGAGTAAATCGACCCACCATTATCCCAATGTATATAATCTCCATAAGTACCTGTAGAATATATGTTGTTTCTCGCCACCCATTTGTTTAGGTTGTTTAGCGCCAAACCAGATGATCCCGCCATGTTGAAATTTTGGTATGGGCCTCCCCCATAGGTAAAAATCATCGTCGTTCCAGCCACGAATAGCGGGTCGAGATGTGCGTTGATGGATACGCCACTGTTGCCCCACGAAAGCGGCACTACGTTGCCTTGGCTAATTCCACCAGTCGGCGCATAGACGCCTGACCGAAAAGTGCAGACAAGCAAAATGCCGAAGCCGTTATTCCCGTTTGCGTAGAGAGCACTAGCAAGTGTGTTGCTGACGGCACCAAGGAATTGAAAATTTGAACTGGTAAAAAGTAGTCCTGGCATTCCGTTTTTGGCATTAACGACATACTGGGGCTGTTGGCTTGCGGCACTTTGGCTGTATTGATTCCCGTAGGCATCTTGGAAAAACCCTACTTTCGAGCCGTTGATTGCTTGGGGCGAGCTAGAAGACGTTCCTTGAAAAAACTGTCCCGCTGCATTCGACGCATCGAAGTGCAACACAGGCGCCCAGCTTGATGTGCTGAGCGTGGGGAGCGGCACGTTGGTGCCGGCTGTTGTGCCGGTGTTGACCACTGCGAACGCGTTGCTGCTGCCAAGCGCGCCTGTGCTCTGGTCTTTGACACTAACTGCATACTCGCCCGCGTAGAACCCGCTCGGCAGCACGAACGAATATGTGCCGGTGGTGCCGCTGTTGGTGATGACTGGAGACGAAGCCACAGGCCAAGTAAGATCGTCGGTTTGATAATCCAAAGTGGTCGGAGCATAACCGCTCCATGTGCCGGTGATCGTGGCGGCACTGGTAACGGTGCCTGCTGCGGCGATGGTCTGTGTGGCAATCGTGTTAACGGCGATGCTGTTAGATAAAACCGACATCGTGTTGGCCGTCGTCGCGGAAGCGGACGTGCCTGCCGCCGTGACGGTCAACGTGTAATTACCCGTAGCCCCTGGCGCCGTCGCAGTAAACGAATAGCTTCCCGCGCTTTCTGTGTAAGAACCGACAGAGGTGACAGTCGTATTACCACCTGAGGATGTGAAATAGTAGGTAAACCCACTCGGCGTCCCGTTGATGTAGGTCCCGCTGACTGATACGGCGGTGCCGGGGTTGTAGCTGGACTGACTGAAATTTGCCACGGTCAGCGTCAGCGTGGGCGCAGGCGCGGTGATAGGAAGCGGACCAGCCATCATGAGGCGTCCGTTCGGCAACCCATCCGACGTCACGTTGTCGTAGATTGCCGCCGCCAAGTCTGTCGTGCCATCGAAGGGCCGCTCGAACCACACATCGAGGGCAACCGGGTTCGTGCCGTCGGTGAATGTACCGGCCACATTGAGGATTATCGACCCTGGGCTGGCGATAGTGGCGCTGTTGACGGCATACCCGCCACTGGCTTGGTTGGCTATCGTTGTGCCACCTGGGTTCGCATAGGTGGCTGCTATGGTGCCGGACTGGTATACAGCAAACAGAGAGGCGATGGTGCCTACACTGGTGAGTGTGGTGCCGCCATTTGGGTTCGAAACTGTCAGGCCGATGTAGTTGCTGTTGAACGCCCTACTCGCTGCTGTGATCTTAGGGCCACCGTCTCCCAGAGCCGTGCTTTGTGTGGTGCATGCCGCCATGTAGGCCCGGAAGAAATGGTCCGCCATGGTGATGCATCCGGCCTGCGAGGGGTGCAAGCCGATCTGCCCTCCGCTGACATACATGGTGATATCGTGGGCATCGACGTAGGGGGCGCCAACCGATGCGGCGTATGTTTCGTATGCCTGGCGCACAAATCCAACTGCGTTCGGCGTATATGTTGGGTTCGTGGCGCCCCCTTGGCTCGTGTAGTTGGGGATGCTGCTCAGCACCAATGCCATCTGCGATAGGGCCGATGGATAGGTGTTGGCCAGGCGCAGGGCTGCGAAGAGCGGCGCCAAGCCCTGAGTAGCAATCGAGGTGTAGACAGCCGAATTGTAGGCCGTCTGCGTGTAGACGGTGCTATTCCCGGTCGCGTCGTTGTGCCCCTGCATCCAAAGCATACAGCGAAACTTCCCACCCCCGAGCGCGAGAAGGGCTTCCAGCGCCGCATAGTTGGTGCAGTTCGGCACGTTGGTGTTGCTGTAATAGGTAAAGCCGGGCTGCCAGGTATTGAGTGACGTGCTGCCGACAGCATACCCCACCAAACCGCACGGCACGCCCCAATATTTTATGAGGCGGTTCAGGAATTGTACCGCGAACGTCGAGTTGCACCCTGCCAAGTTGGTAGAGGCTAGGCTGTAGCCGCCCGCCGCTGAGTTCGGTAGCTGCCATGTGGTGCCAGGCGCCGTTGTCGTGCTGTTCCAATTGACGCTTTGTGTGGCCGGTGCGGTCGAGTTGTAGCTGTTGACCGCCAGCGTGCCGCTGGAATTGCCCCCATTCGAAGCATTCCACGCGGCGAGGATAGAACAAAATGGGTTGATGCCGTTGATGTATGTGACACCGGATATAACGGGTTGAGCAATGGATGACGCCAGGCTGGCGATGGTGGCCTGATCCCCGCTGCACAGCGTCGAGACCATGCAGACTGCGAGCGACTGCCCGCTGAAGGCCACAAGCTCTCCAACCGCGAACGGATTGCCCGAAGTGACGAGGCTCGCGTTGTCATAGTTGGCACGAAACGCCATCACATACCAGTTCAGAGACGCGCTGACAGAAGGTGTGAACGTGGTCGCGTTCGGGTTGACGTTGCTCGCAAGTGTCGTCCAATCCTGGAGCATAGCTCCAGCGTTGGGCGTGCCGGGCGCGGCGTAAAGCCGGTATTGCAACACTACGGCTGGCACGGTCAGATTGAGCGTGAACGAGACCTGGCCCAAGCCCGCTACGCCACTCGTGGCACCGAGCCCGAAGTTGCCGGCGCTGGTTGTGTCGCGCTGGAATATCTGGTTAGCGGCCGGCTGCCCGATGATGGTAATAACGCCGCTGTAGATACTATTCAGCGATGTTTCCAGGTTTTTGACGCTGATCTGCACATCAGCCCCGCCATGCGTGGCACCGAGCGTGTCTGTGGCAGTTAGTGTGGTGACTGTAGCGTGATTCGTGATCGCATAAGGTGGAAACGATGCAGCCATTGTTTAGCACCCCCTCAGCATCACACGCAGGCCCGGGTTTGGCGCGTAGACGCGGGCTCTCCCCTTAAATGCCTGACTGACCCAGGAGCCACCCTGTTGCCCCGTTCCGGCAGCCGGCGCCAACATAATGCTCGATACGCTGCCCGCGGTGCCGCTTCCGTCATCGAGCACCAATTGCACAGTGGAAACGTCTTGGTTCTGGCACTCGCACTCAGCACGCCCTGCTGTGGCTGCCAGTGTGGCGAGGAGGACGTAGCCAGTGATGGGAATGGCTGCCGCATTGGCCGATTGGTCAACGGGCGTGCTGCCATACGGCAGGGTGGTGACCACCCCGGTGACCGCAACAGTGCCGACAACCGCCTGGGTACCCGGTAGATTGCTGACCGAAACAAACCCAGAAACCGCTGACGTCCCCCCGAGGGCAACAGTGCCCGTCACAGTCTGCGTGTTTGGGAAGTTCGTGACCGAAACCGCGCTGAATGCCGTTCCGGGGTTGGCAACTGTCACGGTGCCCGCAATCACTTGCGTGCCGGGTAAATTGATCACCGATACGCTGGGCGTTCCGGTGATACCAACAGTCCCGCTAACCGCCTGGGTTGTCGGCAGATTGCTGATAGCCACAGACCCGGAAACCGTTGGCGTTCCGCTGAGCGCCACGGTGCCCGACACAGTCTGGATATTTGGTAGATTGGCAACGGTTACGGTACTACTTCCGGTTGTGCCGGGATTAGCAACCGTGACTGTGCCAGCGATCACCTGCGTTCCCGGTAGGTTCGCCACCGACACATTGGGTGTGCCGATAATACCGACCTGCCCAATGCTGTTTGAACCCGCGGGCAAAGCAGGCAAGATAACGCCGACAGTGCCCGAAACCGGCTGTACGGGCAGTAGGTTTGCTATCGTGATGCCGCCGAGAATTCCAACATTGCCGATGCTCGCGCTACCCGCGACCAGCGACGGCAGCACGACACCGACTGTGCCGGCCACCTCTTGTGTCGCCGGCAGATTGCTTATCGCAATCGTGCCATAAACACCCTGCAAGGTCGGGAAATTCGTGACCGTGACGTCGCTCGATATTCCCCCATTGACTGTACCGGGGTTTGCGAGCGTCACAGTGCCAGATACGGCCTGCGTGGTGGGAAAGTTGCTAACCGAAACCGCCGTAGAGAGAGCAACAGTCCCGGCAATAGCAACCACCGGGACTGTTGAGCCGTCCGGAAGAACGGTCACATTGTCGGGCACGGCCGTCATGAGAAGACCGTTCCTACACCAACCTCAAAGACAACGCTCCCGCTACCGGCGGTCAGGATAGCACTGACCATTGAAACGAAAGCGTTGGTGTTCAGCACCCGCTTTTGCATCGGCAAGACCACGAGGCTGCTGGCACCGCCGATAACCGCGTGTTGTCCGATAGCGACGAAAGCCGGTGCGTTGTTGAGGTTACTCACAACAAGCACATCACCAATAGAGGGGAGTATAGCGCTCGTGCTGGAGGTGCTATTGGTGGCAATAGTGACACTTCCAGAAAGTTGGAATGGCTGCAGACTTCCTGTGCTCATATCACACCGAAACCTGTGCTGACTCAGCGATTGGTGTTAATGGCATGTTATGGCTCCCACCTGACAGCACGGTCCGTCGCCAAGATCGCTGCTCGTAAGCCGCTCTCGACAGAGTACCGGCCGCCCGCTAAATAGTACAGCGTGCAACCTTGCCAATAAATCGAGAAATTTTCGCCGGCCACGAAGAAATATAACCCTGTGCGCCCTGGCATCACAGCGCGAATTTTTTCGCGCAATGTCGGCTTCGTGCCGGCTTTTTTTGACACGACTTCCTCCGTCTATCCGACGTGCTCAATCATAACAGCCCGCTTGTAAGCGGCGTTGGTCGCAGTCGGAATAGTGGTCGTGCTTGTGTTGATATCGGTGGGCACACAGAAACCACCAATCCAATACCACGACTGTGCAATGATCTGCTGCAAGCGATCTAGCGGCTCGCGGGTGACCATAGCAATACCATCAACCATGCTGACGATGCTATCGGTCGGCGCCACCGCACTTGTGGCCATGCCCTCATAGTCGCCCTCAATCAGTGCACCTTGTCCGCAGATGATCGGTCGGCGAACATTGAGATTGGTGATAGAAGGATGTGGCTGAACATAAGCTTCTGTCGTCGGCATAAAGCGTAGACCAAGGAAGTCATTTGTCATGCCCTGACGAAAGACAGAATTGGCAGAGGTCGCACCTTGGAACAATTGTTTGAAGTCAGGGTCGGAAAACAGTTGCCGAGCTGATACCGGGTCAAGGTAGCAGTTATAGACGCCATCGATGTCCGGAACCGAGTTCTGCCGCAGTTTAGCGACTGCGTCGAGCAAGTTCGACATAGCCAGTGTATCGGTCGACTGCAGAATGGAGGTATTGCTGCGCCCATTGGGGCGAACAATAACGCTGGCATTACTGGCCTGAACTGGTGTGCCTGCGTAGCCATCAGACACAGCCACATCGGTCGCGAACGTCAAACTCCCCGAGATGCCGCCAGGTGCTGTCGAGACATTGTTGGTGTCAGCGGCAACACCTATAAGACTATAGGCGTTGGATCCGACAGTAACGGTGAGCGGCGAACTGGGCGAAACCGCTACCATCGTCGGCGACAGCGAGCCGTTGGCAATAGTACCAAGACCACCATAACCTGGGACGAACTGAAAACCTCTGATGTCGTCTACCGAAATCGACGGTGCTGTGGCGGTAAGTGTGACCGTCACGCGGGTGTTGCCGCCGAAATAAGCGGCAAATAGCGCGTTGCGCGCAATCTCATCTAAGCTACGGGCTGCCTGCTCACCGTTGATCGACGCATTGAGCATAAACTGCCCCACGATACCGACACGGCTGGTGACAGTGTTGAGGTCGGTCGTCGCAGCATACTGATTAATAGCAATTGTGTATTGCTCGACAGATTCATAAGTGGGCGTAAGCCCGTTATCAAGATTGGTGTTGGTTGCGGCATTGAGCGGCGTGGTGACGCTCGGTTTCAGACCGGGGCGGGTTTTGGTGAGCGTCTCACCAATGCCGATCGAAAACACTTCGCGGTCAGCGATCGCACGATAGCCGAGACGCGAGCGTAGCGCCGTCTCAAACTCACGTTCCAGATAGCCCTCTTGAATGAGCGGCTGGAGCGCAAGCGGAAAATTGCTGATTCCCATACGGGTTCCCTCTCATGACAGAGAGCCCCTGGGCGTCTGGCCCCGATAGGCTGAAAATATCCCGGTCACCCGGGTCGGCTGGTTTCGTCTTTCTTTCGCGTTGAGGTCAATGGAATTTGCGTTTCACACCACCCCGAGCGACTGATTTGCTAGCGACGCCGCATGACCTCAGCACGCGCAGCGCGCCACTCCTCTTGCGACATGTCCTTAGCATTTTTCGGTTTGATGTTTTGTTCAGCAGGGGGCTTGGCGCTGCTGCTGCTGGAGTTCTGTCCGAACAACCAGGGCTTGGCGGTGCGCAGATTGCTAATGACCTCTTCGGCGCCTTCAACCTCACCCTCGGCATTCATTTTTATTTTGTCGATATCCAGGAGTTTCAACCCGTCAAGATCGACGATGCCGGCCTTAACAGCATGCGCCTTCAGTTCGGCGCGGACGATACGTTGATTTGCAGAAGACTGAATGTCCGCCACCTTGCTCTCGGCTTCTTTTATGGCTTTTGCCACAGCTTCATCCCGATGGCGCTCGGCCTCTTGCGCGCGCATGCGATGTTGCCGCGCTTCTGTCCGCAGCTTCTTCTCGTAAGGCGTGGGCTCGCGGGTCGGCGTCACTTCAACCAGGGCTTCCGGGTCAAGCAAGTCTTGAGTGGTTTCAATTATATCAGACATCAGGGTCTCCCGAAGTTTGCATCTGTCACGTGCGAGAAGGGGATGGTTCTTTTTGAAAGGCGGGTAGAAATAATCCGCCTTAAGAGAGAGAGCGGTCTAGGAATGGTTGCCTCAAACTCACTTGGGTTTCGTTTCTTGCGGCATAGCTTTTTGCTCAGCTTCAATCCGTTTTAGTTCTAATTCGACGTCTTCAACGTCGTAGATAGAAGCGAGCTCTTTCACTGCCGTTTCGCGACTCATAACACCAGCAGCCATAGCTGTCGAAACCGCCTGTGCTTGCTGCATCTTGTCCGCCAGAGTGAGGCTAAACCACGGCCCCCACTTTAACGACAAGCGCGTGTCTAATGGCAAAGGCTTAATCGGCTGACCAAATACCTTGATGGGGTAACGATGCGAGGCCAGCACAACCATGCGCATCAACTTCAATAATGCATCCTCGCCGTAACTCACACGCAGATTGTCAGCGAGACTGATGAGCGGCGCAAATAATAATTCCATGGCACGACCAGACTGAGCGGCAGACACACGATCCGCACTGCTACGGTTTCCATGTATGCTTTCCAGAGCCATCTCCCGCAGAGCGCGAACATAATCGATGACCGCCGATGAAGCTGTGCCGCTGATCTCTAGCATCTTGGCGTCGCCATCTGCACTCACCACGATGGCGCTGCTGCCCGAACGAACAAGACTGGCATCTGAGGTGGCCGGTTCTTTCAGCAATAAGGTTGGGTCTGAACTGTATTTGAGGCCGCGGCCGGCTTGCGAAAGCTGGTAGTCAATCTCGACACTGGTATCTACGGCTGGACGGAATGTAGAGGAACCATCGGGCGCCTCACCACCCGGTAGGTTACGGATCCAAACCATCGGAACAAAGCCGAGATGATGGGCAACCGAGCGGTTCGAGTCTTTGCGCATAGGGTTTGCCATATCGCCCACACGCCAAGGCAGGAACCACGTCTCCATCTCGGAATCCCACTGCCGCACAAACCAAAAATCGGCATTGAGCATGTCATCATCAACGTCATAGCCTTGGTCACGTAACAAGGCGCCACTGACTTTCCGGCGCTCCGTGACTTGCTGAAGAGTGTCGGGTGCCTCCCGCTGCCATTCCGGCGTGAGATAGAGAGTGTCCATAACCTCAAAGAATAGCCGACCACGGAAAACCTGAAGAAGAATGACAACTGAGCCGACCGAACCGCGTAGTGCCGCCTCCAGCATAACACGATTGAGCAGGGTCTCCTTCACAATGTCAGCAATAATCTTGCTGGTCGGCGGATCATTTGCATCGATCGTCGGAAACCGCCCCTCACCAAACAACAGCGCCACACTGTCTTCAACCACCATTCGGCAAAGCCCGTATCGAATGGAGGGGCGCCGCTCAGCAATGGGGATGTAGTCCCCATCACCGTTTATGCCTTTGCGTTCTTGATGAAATTGGAACGGGAGTACATCATAAAGTGTTCCGTTCAGCACCCGCCTCAGGCAGTCGAGATGCCAGACACGATTAGGGTAGTCTCGGTCGCGCGGAATTCGATCGGTTATGCTACCAAACATGCCGCCTCCGTCTTATCGCGCCAGGATTGGCAGACGTATCGTTCGAGCAGGCGTGCCGCTTGCCGTTAACATCGCGAATGCCCGGCTGAGTGCATCCACCTGGTCATCTTTGTTACCTGCTGGAAAACCTTGCAACTCATCGAGAAACGCCGTGTTCCAGCGGGCACGTACGATGGAGAGGTTGCCGGCCCCGCATTGCGATGCAACCGGCATAGCCCTCGTTTCTTTCGCGCCGCTCTCGGGCGATGAAATCACTTGGTGCCCTGCCAGTTTTCGCGTGAGATACAGCACTTGCGCGCGCCCTGCCTGCCCAGGGTCCTGCGGCAATCCAACCGGCACGCTCATACCATCTAGTTTTGCCGCTGCAACGATAGCGGCCTCAACCTCATGCGGACCACCGCGTAAGCGATGAATATCCAACACCACAAAATGCCCCGAGCCGGTGCGCATAAGCTTTAACCCAACGGTCCAGTCGGGGTCTTTTCCACCTGTGGAGCCCGTCGCAGCCAAATCCCACGCGCGAACCACCTCACCGTCGGCGACTGGCTCCAACTCCATCACACCTATGCGGTCGATCCGGAATATGCCAGACAGCAAGGGTTTTGGGTTTTGCTGAAACAGCGCAGACCAGGCACGTTCGCCAATAGCCTCCCGTTTACGAAGCAGTGCCGCCGCGTCTTCCCAATCTGGCCAGAGCGCTTCCCCTGGCATTCGGCCCAGAGGGTCTGCATCTCCGGCGATGGCCGGAAGACATAGGCTGCGCCATGGCTCGTTGCCCTGTAGCAAGCGTCCACCCAAATCGTCTTCGTGCCAACGCGTCATGATAACGACGACGCGCCCGCGTGGCTTTAACCGCGGAATGAGATCGGACCGGTACCATGCCCAGACATGATCGCGCTGTGCTGGGCTATCTGCCTCCGCTTGGGACTTCAGCGGGTCATCGATAATAACCAGATCGGCTCGGCGTCCAACGATAGGGCCGCGCACACCGGCACTATGGTAGCTGCCACCTTCTGTGGTGCGCCAACTCGCTGCCGTTCGTAGATCAGGCGCCAACTCGTACCCTAGTCGTGGTCCATGCTCGGCAACAAGGTTGCGAATTTGCCTGGAAAAATGGGCGGCGAGATCGGCAGTGTGCGATGCGCCGAGCACTGAACTGGTTGGGTGCTGCGTAAACCACCATGCCGGAAACAGGACTGACGCATAGGTTGATTTTGCAGCCCCTGGTGGCATCAGCACGAGCAGTCGGTCAACCTCGCCGCGACTGACGGCCTCAAGCTCGCCAATCAATTTAAGGTGGTGTTTCGCTGGCTTTAACCCAACTGGAGATAGGGCAAACCGAGCCCAATCAGCTATTGACGATCTTATCCGACTCCGGAGCTGGCTCTCTTGCTGCAAAGAGAGCCAAGAGTCGTGTGAGCTCTGCATCGTTGAGACGGTGCACTTCCTTCAATTTTTCGGTGGCGGATCGGATCGCGGCCTGACGGGCATGAATGTAGGGCGCCGCCGCACGGGCCAATTCCGCGGCTGCATCGCGGTCTCCGGCGATCCATTTTTCGCGCATAGCTCTTAGCAATAAGGAAAGCGGCGTAGACGGGACATCTTCATCGCTCATGGGATTGCGGTCCGTCTCATCTGGCGCGCCGCAGAGCGCCGCAGCGTATATCGCGTCATCATAACCAGAAACATAGGATTATTTGGGGCGTATGGGAAGGGTTATTTTCATAAAGCGGATAATTTTCTTATCGGTATCCCGTAAACACGCTGACATGACTGTCTAGAAGGTTCTGAAGGATGTTCCCCTAGCACGTGCATACGCGGCCTACTGCGACGCAACAAAACCATAAAGACGGTGGTTCGAAAGTCCGCAAGCACGAATTCTAAATTCTACTCGGCCACGAAACGTTCCGAAGTCACATCGAAATTTTTATGGAGAAATTCATTGATAGAATCAGGAAAGTTTGGAAATGATGCAGAGAAATTTTTATGGTGTTTGCGATTTTGGGCAGCCATTTGTAATTGCCGTTACGAAAATCCTCAGCCTAGGGGCTTGATCTTCGCGTTCACGTTGGGTTTTATGTTTCTCGGCGTCCGTACTAGCCGGTCAGTCAGGCCTTAAAAAGGGGTTTTGATGCTCGTTCAGACTAGGAAGACAATCTTTGGTGATAGCGCAACTGCATTCCAGTATCGGCGACGGCTGCGAGATACTCGTTTTGGTCGTCGTTTGTTCCATGGAATTGTCGCAACATTCTTGTTGAGCACTGCACCCGCTTACGCAGCTTCGTCAGACACGACGAAACCGTCGCACGCGAACGATAGTGCTGTGCCCTTTTCGCATCGAAGAACAGAGGCACATTCAGCAACGCATTCATCCGCCCCACCCCGGCGCTCCGCCAAAATAAGACGGAACGCGCGCGTTGCATTGCGGGCATCTAGAAAAACTCCCGATGGTGACAACCTAGGAGATAGAAGCTTGTCTGATATGCAACCGCAAAAGATAGCGGCTGACACAACCACCGAAGGTGACGTTGTCGGGCGTGGAGTCGCTTCATGGTATAGCGCTGATAAATATAATAAAAGCACCAGCAGTGGCGTGCCGTTCGACGAAAACGCTATGACCGCAGCGTCACCCTGGCTCCCGATGGGCACACGCCTGAGGGTGACATTGCAGGGCAGCAATACATCTGTTGTCGTAACGATCAACGATCGGCAGGGCACCAAAAAACGGGTGATTGACTTGTCGAAACGCGCAGCGCGTGAGTTAGGAATATTGGATCGTGGCATTGCACGCGTTACGCTCACACGTCTGTAAATTCAACTCGCTTCAGGAAGCGCGCTTCAGTTGCTGCTCGTTGACCGCACTCACAATCATATCTATGCCCAACCCGTGCCAGCGTTGCACAGCTTTATGATCGGCACCTAACACCAACGCAAGCCGCCGCCAGCTAAACAAATGGCGCTCGGTCAGTGGATTAACCAGGGCGCGCGCCCCAACCACCCGGCGTAAGACGTAACGGTCTTGCGGGACAAGCGATATCCACCCGAGCGCCTCATCCATACGCGTAATTTGTGCCGCTGGCGGAATGCTCGGCCGTATCGGTTGCGTGCCCCAACCATAACTCTCCAGCGCCGATCGAACAATGTCGAAAGAACCTGTGCGAAATCGGGTCGTGTAGCCGCTCGACGGCAGTGCCAACAATGTGCGCCCTGCTTCTTCAAGGCGTTGCACAGCAAGCAGCCGATCCAGAAATCCGCTTGGCAGATCCCCTACTGAACCGTTCTGTTGAGCCAAAACTTCGCGCATCATCTGCCTCCTGCATCGCGACCCCGCATCGTGAATCGCCCTAGAAACGGCTTGATCAATACGTATGTTCGTGGTTTGTTCTTATAGGACTCTGATCTTAGAGTAGCCCTTTGGGGGAACATAAGGTTCCCCTGCCAAACAGGTGCCCGCGGTGATCAAGCCCCAGCTAATTTCGTGCCCCGGTGGCAGCGCTGGGCGGTCAGGATCTTCTTGGAAAGGCACAAATTCTGGCGGTGGTAACCGCGCGCCAATGCGCCGACCCCGCTCAATCGCCGCATTTCGGCTAATGCCGAGCGACAACGCAATCGCGTCCCAAGACGAACGATCCGCCCGCATGCGTTTAATCTGCATGTCTCGCGGCCCGGTCCACATGAGTTTTTGCGGCATCCCTCTTCTCCTCTCTGTTCCCATATGTTAGAGTTTCTAACGAACATGTCAATCAGAAATCCTCCGATCTAGGAATTTTTTCGCAGAAGCCCCCGCCATAGGAACCTCCCATGACCAATCGAGAGACCCACCCAGAGACGATCGACCCAGAATTGCGGGAAGCCGGCGAGCGCATTCGCACCGCACGCCGTGAACGCGGCTGGACACAAGACGACCTGGCTCAAAATGTCGGCGTTTCACGCAGCGCCGTCGCGCAATGGGAGACCGGGCGCTCCGGCCAAGTGCGAGGCAACATGGCGCGCATCGCGCGCGTGCTGCAGGTTGATGTCGAATACCTACTTTACGGCACCCAATTGCGCGAACCCTTGCAGGCCGCCAGCGCCGATGAACTCGCTTTGCTCCGACTCTATAGAGCGTGCCTGCCCAATGACCGGCAGACCCTGCTACAAACGGCGCACCGCTTGGCTCGCAAGCCTGCGTAA